AAGGAACATCGGAGAACACCATGCGTAACGATACTCGCGTTCTTTTCAACGCTTACCTGCAACAACTCGCCCAATTGCACGGCGTGAGCGACGTCACCACCAAATTCACAGCCGCTCCATCCGTTGCCCAGACGTTGGAAACCCGTATGCAGGAGTCGAGCGCGTTTCTCAGCTCGATCAACGTGTATGGCGTGTCCGAACAATCGGGCGAAAAAATCGGTATTGGCATCGACGGCACAATCGCCGGCACAACCGATACCACTCAGCAAGACCGCGAGCCGCGTGACCCTACCGGCCTGGACAACCGTGGGTACACCTGCACCCAAACCAACTTCGATACCGGCCTGCGTTACCAGAAGCTGGATCAATGGGCCAAGTTCAAAGACTTCCAGGCGCGTATCCGTGACGCCATCATCCGGGCTCAGGCGCTTAACCGGATCATGATTGGCTGGAACGGGTCCAGCCGTGCGGCGACCTCCAAACCGGACATCAACAAGCTGCTGCAGGACGTCAACGTCGGATGGCTGCAAAAGATGCGCTTGGAAAACCCCGCGCGCGTTATGAAAGAAGTAGTCGACGGCAGCGGCAAAATCCAGATCGGCGCGGGCAAAGACTTCGAAAACATCGACGCCCTGGTCGTCAGCATGGTCAACGAGTTCATCGAGCCCTGGTACCAGGAAGACACTGACCTGGTGGTGATCTGCGGACGCCAGCTGCTGGCCGACAAGTACTTCCCGATCATCAACAAGACCCAAGCGCCAACCGAAATGCTCGCGGCCGATATCGTCACCAGCCAGAAGCGCATCGGCAATCTGCCAGCGGTGCGAGTACCTCATTTCCCGCCGAACGGCCTGCTGGTCACCCGCCTCGACAACCTGTCGATCTACTGGCAGGAGGGCACCCGCCGCCGCACAGTGGTGGATAACGCCAAACGCGACCGCATCGAGAACTACGAATCGGTTAACGAAAGCTATGTGATTGAAGACCTGGGCTGCGCTGCCATGGCCGAAAACATCACCCTGAGCTAAGGCGCGCAACCATGACCAATCCTTGCCGTCGCCACTTCCAGCGCGTCACAGCAGCCGTTGCAGCGGCCGCTGTGGCCGGCCCAGCCATGACCATGGAAGGTTCCACTGTTTACGAACTGCACTTGGCGAAGCTCCAGCAGGACTACTTGCGCCTGAAACAGGTGCAGTCCACCGAGGGCAAAGCAGAGCTGAAAAAGCAACTGCTGCCCGAGTACGTCCCATACGTTGAAGGCGTTCTGGCAGGCGGTAAGGGCGCCCAGGACCAGGTGCTGACCACTTTGATGGTTTGGCGAATGGATGCCGGTGACTTTGCCGGTGCCTTGGACATTGCCGAATACGTCATCCAGTACGCATTGCTCATGCCTGATCGCTTCGAACGCACTACCGGCACCATCGTTGCCGAAGAAATTGCCGAAGTCGCCCTGAAGGCGCAGAAGGCCGGTGGCACGTTCGACGTGAAGCTGCTGCTGCGCACTGAGCAAATCGCGGGTGAAGAAGACATGCCCGACCAGGCTAAAGCCAAACTGCATCTGGCCCTGGGCAAGGCATTTGCCGAGATGGTTTCCGACGATGACACGTCAGAGAGCAAGGTAATCGCCCTGTGTAACCTGGAGTCCTCGAAAAAATACCTGGCCCGTGCCATCGAGCTAAACACCAACTGCGGTGGCAAAAAGGATCTGGAGCGCGTTGAGCGCCTCCTCAAGAAATACGCTGCTCCCAGCAGCTAACCGAGCGTCCCCACGCACCCCGCCGGCTCGGGGTGGATCGGCCAGGCCGCTCCTCCTGAACGTGAAGCCCCGACCACCGGCGATCTATTTTCGAGTGCAGTCTCATGAGCGCATTTGTTGCCAGCGGCACAGTCGCCAGCGGCCACATCAACACCGACCCATTCTGGCCGTCGATTGACCTGGACAACCTGCGCGCCACTCTGCGAATCGATGCCAGCGTCACCCCAGCTCGCCTGGAAACCGCCGTGATCGCTGCCGCAATCAACCTCAACCGTGAGTTGAGCGACTGGCGAGCAGCTCAGCAGGCCGCCGGCTACACCACGCTGGATGAAGTCCCTGGTGATCGGATCAAAGACGTATCGGTAAAGGCCCACCTCTACCGCCGAGCGATCGAAGCCGGCACCGGCGCCGAAGTATGCGAGCGGTACCGCGACTACAGCGCTACCAACACGGGCAACAACAAGGCCGAAGAGGTTGCCCCCGGCATCGACGATTACCGGCGCGACCTAAGGTGGGCCATCCGCGACTTTCTTGAAAAAAGCCGCACCACCGTGGAGCTGATCTGATGCCTACCGCAGTCCGCGCCAACCAAAACGACACCGTCGATGCCCTTTGCTGGCGATTTTACGGCCGCACTGCAGGCGTCACGGAGGCCGTGCTGGAGGCCAACCCCGGCCTGGCCGACCATGGGCCAATCCTGCCTCAAGGCCTTGTCATCAACATGCCCGAAGCCCAAACCAGCGCGCCCCAGCGGCAGATGGTGAACCTATGGGACTGATCCTCTGCAACCAAGGAAACCCACACCATGGCTGATCCGACTTCCAGCGTTGTGTCCGGCCTGCTTATTGGCTTGGGCCTGGCGAGCGTCACGCCCGTCATCGACGATGGCGCGCTATTCGGCGCCATCCTCGGCGCTTGGCTGGTCACCAGCACCAAGCGTGATCTCAAGGTCTGGCAGCGGCTGGGCTCTCTGTTCCTATCGGCCGGGGTGGGCTATCTGTTCGCGCCCATGGCCCTGCAGGCTATCCCGTTTATCACCAGCGGTGGCAGCGCCTTTATTTGTGCCCTGGTGGTCATCCCGATCAGCATCAAACTGATGGTTTGGGTGGAAAAGGCGGATATCTGGGACATCTGGCGTCGCATCCGAGGGGGCACCTGACATGCCGAACATCGAACTGGCCGTGCAGTTGATCGCGGCAATTGCCTACTTGCTGAGTGCCCTGCGCCTGGCCTGCTACACCCGAGGCGATGCGCGGTACCGCCGCAGCATCTCACTGCTGGCAAGCCTGTTTGGCGCCACGCTGTGCATCTGCGGCTTGGAAATTCTGCTGGACCGCCAGCCAACCAGCCTCGGTCAGGCCGCGTCCATTGTGCTGCTCTGCATCCTTATTTTCCGTTCACGCGGCAACGTCGCCGCCCTGCTGAGGCCCAGCGCATGACCACCACCCTTCGCCATGGCGACCGCACGCAGGCGGTGCTTATCCTGCAAAAGAATCTCAACAGGCACAGTGCCAACCTGGTACCGGACGGACACTACGGTGACGCCACCGAGGCAGCCGTTCGCGCGTACCAGCTGACAGTTGGCTTGGTGGCCGATGGCGTTGCCGGCACCAAGACTCAAGCCAGCCTGGCAGGCGGCGACTGTGCCCAGCTGCTGCGCAACCACGATCTGATAACCGCTGCTGAACGTCTCGGCGTGCCGCTTGCGGCTATCTACGCGGTCAACGAAGTGGAATCGAAAGGAAAGGGCTTCCTCGATAACGGCAAGCCAGTGATCCTGTTCGAGCGGCACATCATGTACCGCCAGCTCGCCAAAGTTCGGCGCGTGGGCGATGACCCGGAAGAGGTCAAACACCAGGCCGATGAACTGGCCGCGACTAACCCAGCCCTGGTCAACCCGAAAGCAGGTGGCTACATCGGTGGTACCGCTGAACACCAGCGCCTGGCAATGGCCCGGCTGATCGATGACACCGCCGCCCTGGAGTCAGTGTCCTGGGGTGCCTTTCAGATCATGGGGTACCACTGGCAACGCCTCGGCTACGCCAGCGTGCAGGACTTCGTGGCCGCGATGAGTGCCGGCGAATCTCAACAGTTCGACGCCTTCACCCGCTTTATCGAAACCGATCCGGTGCTGCACAAGGCTCTGAAAGCCCGCAAATGGGCCGAGTTCGCCCGGCTTTATAACGGGCCGGATTACTTGCGCAATCTCTACGACACCAAGCTACAGCGCGCCTACGAACGGCACGCCAGTTGCGAGTGCGGGCAAGGGGTGGCGGCATGATCGACTTCAAAGCACTGCAAAAATTACGCGTGCAGGACGGTGACCTGCTGGTAGTTCCCGAATCGACCGAACAGGACGACATGCAGCTGTTGGCCGAGTCCATCCAGATAATGAACGGCGCCCGTGCCGTGATCGTGCGCGGCCCAATTAAGCAGCTCGATACTGCGGCCATGAACAAGCTCGGCTGGTACCGCGCGTGATTACCCTGCGCCAGACCATGTATGGCACCGCCCTGCTCGGCGCCATGGGTCTGCTGATCTGGATCCAAGAAACACGCATCGACGTCGCTGAGGGCAAAACCGAACGGGCACAAAATGCAGCGAAGACCGCCCGCGACGACGCCGACCGTAACCTGAAAACTGCCAACACGCTTACCGACATATTGAGACAGGAGCGTGACGCACAGAGCAACCTGCGGGCCCAACAGGATCAGTTGCGCCTGAGCCTGGCAAAGCGCGAGCGGACAATAGAGGAACTGAAGCTTGAAAATGACGACCTTCGAAAATGGGCTGATCAGCCTTTGCCTGACGCTGCTCGGCGGCTGCGCGAGCGCCCCGCCATCACCGGCGCCGCCGCTTATCGTGACTGGCTGTCCGGCCGTGGTGCCGTGCCAACTGCCAGCGACCAGCCCTCGCAGTAACGGCGATCAACTCACCGACCAGGACCGCGTTGAAGCCGCTTGGGCCGACTGCGCCGCACAAGTCGATATGATTTATCAACATCAGCAGGCTGCTCAATGAACAAGCCCGAAAGCCTGCGCGCTCATCTGCTGGCCACCGTCGCCGAACTCCAGCACAACCCCGACCTCTTGCTGATATTCATCGACAACGGCAAGGTCCGCTGCACCGCTGCGGCAAGCCTGTCCTTTGAATACAGTTACGATCTGCAGATCATCATGACCGCTTTTGCGGGCCACCCTGACAGCGTCATGCTGCCCTTGCTCGGATGGATCAGCGTCAATCAGCCTGAACTGCTGGAGAACTACGATAAAGCGCAAAACGGCGTGCAGTTCGAGGCCGACATTCTCGACAAGGACAAAGTAGACCTCGGCCTGACACTGCATCTGACAGAGCGGGTGGTGATAGGCAAGGATGACCATGGCAATACCACCGTGAGGCATGCCGGCGAGCCACAGCGTGTGGCGGGTTATCTCGATCCGAACTGGGTGCCAGGCTCCCATGGCAATGCCGGCGAATGGGTAGTACCAGATGGCCGATAAGCTGGAAGCGCTTGAAACCTGGGCGGCCGGCCTGCTGGAGCAACTCCAGCCCACTGCCCGGAATCAGCTTGCCCGCTCCATCGGCCAGGAATTGCGCCGTAGCCAGCAGAAGCGCGTGCAGACGCAGCAAAACCCGGACGGCAGCAAGTTCGTGCCCCGGAAAAAGCGGGAGTTGCGCGGTAAGCAAGGCCGAATCCAGCGCAAGGTTGAGATGTTCAAAAAGCTGCGCACTGCGACCTACATGAAGGCCCGAGGCGACAGTAACGCCGTTACCGTAGGCTTCACCGGACGAATTGCCCGGATCGCCAGAATCCATCAGTTTGGTTTGAAAGACCGCGCTGAGCGCGGTGCACCAGATGTGCGATACGAGCAACGGGAAGTTTTAGGGTTCTCTGAGGCTGACATAGATCTCATTCGAGGCACCTTAATTAATCACCTCGCCGACTAAAAACAAGCTAGCGTTAGGCTTTCAAAAAAAATAATAGGAGCCTCCAATGACAAAAAAATACACGTTGGACGATAAGAAAAAGCTGGTGGAGCTTATGGGCGAGTTAATAGAGCCTCACATACCGGCCTTTTCGGACGCTTTTCAACGGTTTGGAAAATGGATACAAGACGTACATTACCAATACTTCCCGCTAATGGAGAGCCTCGCAAAGGTTGACTGGAAGAAGGTTGAAAAAAGACTAACAGAAATGCCGAAACGCTCACGCGCAGCGATGGACCTTGCAGCAACTCAGGGATGGTTTTTCAACTGGCAGGATTCACTTCAAAATACGTTAAAATTAATTGACGATATTGGTGAAGCCGTTGATGGAGAAATTGATGAAATACTAGAAAATTATTATGAAGAAAATCTAGATTGGTATACCTCAAAACTATGCGATGCGTATCCGTCAAGAAAAACAGCGATAGAGGCCGCAGTAAACGCACACAAAACATTAAATAACGATGGTTACTACCTAAGCATCCCTGTATTTTTGGCTCAAGCAGACGGATTGTTTTGGGAGGTATCCGGTATCGAGTCTCCAATGAGTAAAGTAAAGGGAGGCGGGTCACTGGCTGGAAGTGCTTGGATAAAGACTCAGATAGGAGAAAATGAAAGAGCAAACGATCTGTTAAGTCCTTTCTTTAACATGCATAACTTAGATTTACTTAAAAGTCAAAAAGCGCGCCAGAGCGAATACACAAAAGACGGGAAAGTTTTCAATGCTCTTAACCGCCACCAAATACTTCACGGCGAAGTGTCAGACTACGGAACGAAAATTAACAGTCTGAAAGCTTTTTCGCTTGTTATGTTTATCGGCCTGCACCTTCCCGACATT